ATGTAAACCATGCCCTCCAGCCAAACACGTGCAATCAACGAAAAACAAAGGGGACGGTTTGATGCCGAAGACAAGCACGCCTTTAGCACTAATTAAGGGAAATTCTAGCTCTGCGCTACGTTCTAAGCGTAAAAACGCGGTACGGGTTGAAGCTGAGCCGCCTATATGCCCAACGGAGCTGTCGGAACGCGCTAAAGTCGAATGGAGATACATTACACCATTGCTTGCGGCGAATGGATTACTGACAAAGCTAGATCGTGCGGTGGTGGCTGAATATTGCGAAGCATACGCATTGTTTATCAAGATGGTTGAGGTTTTAGCGGATAAAGACGAAGTAACGTTTGAGACTGGGAGCGGATACGCTCAACAACGACCAGAGATCGGGATAATGCACAAAGCGGCTGAAAGAATGATGAAAGCGGGGGATAAGTTGGGACTATCACCGTCCGCGAGATCGGCAATAAATGTGAACGGTGGTGGTAGCACCGATGGAGAAGATTTACTCGATTGACGAAGCAAGGGTTGATCGAGTTGTGCGGTTTATCGCAAACCTACGGCACACAAAGGGACGCTGGAAAGGCACACCGTTTGTATTGCTCGACTGGGAGAAGAAAATCATCCGCGATGTGTTCGGGACGGTAGACCAAGACGGAATCAGAAAGTATCGAACTGTTTATATCGAGATTCCCAAGAAGAACGGTAAGGCACTGGCACTCGATACGCCGATTCCGACACCTGACGGATGGAAACTCATGCAAGACATTCATGTTGGTGATGTTGTTTTCGACAATAACGGAAAACAATGCACAGTGCTGAATGAAACCGATATTATGTACGGACGCAAGTGCTATCGCGTAAAGTTTTCGGATGGCGCGGAGATCGTAGCGGATGCGGAACATATATGGGTGACAAACGCATGGGTTGATCGACCGAACCGAAAAGAAAGCACAACCGTAAATAGCGGGGAACGCCGTTACAACGGATCAATCAGGCGAGAAAGAACAACCGAAGAAATCAAACAGACGTTAAAGGCAAGCGGAAATATTAACAACCATTCCGTGAACCTTTGCGGAGCGATTGAAACACAAGAAGCAGACCTGTTAATACCGCCTTATGTTCTCGGCGCGTGGTTGGGTGATGGAGATAGCGATGCTGCTAGAATCACATGCCACGAAGATGATACAGAGATAATCAGGAACATTGAATCTTACGGGATTCCGACTAGAGAACAATCAAAGAGCGGAACAACTGGAAGATTCGCACTTTCAAATGGTAGCAGAAAGCAAGAAGATCGCGATAATTCTTTGCAAGTAAAATTGCGGACGTTAAACTTGTTAAAAAACAAGCATATCCCGCAAGAATATCTAAGGGCATCGATAAAGCAGAGAATAGAACTGTTGCGCGGACTTATGGACACGGACGGATACGTTTCAAAAGCTGGTCAGTGCGAATACACGACGATTAGCACTAGCATTCGTGATGGCGTTGTTGAATTACTCCACTCGCTTGGTTATAAGCCTGTAGTTAAAGAGGCAATTTCAAAATGCAATGGAAAAGACTGCGGGAGTAAATACAGAATCATATTTACAGCGTATTCCGATAGCCCATGTTTCAGCCTTACGCGCAAAGCGGAGCGGTTGAAGGAAAAAACAAAGAACACACGCGCAACCGTTCGTCATATTGTAGCGGTTGAGGAAACAGAAAGCGTTCCGGTAAAGTGTATTGAGGTAAGCAGCGAGGATCACCAGTATCTGTGCGGAACTCACATGATACCGACGCACAACTCGCCTTTCGCATCCGCACTCGCAGCATATCTTCTAAGCGCAGACGGAGAGCCGTCACCAGAAGTTTACTCTTGCGCAGTGGATAAGACGCAAGCGGGAATCGTTTACAAATACGTGTTCGGAATGACGAACCAGTTCCCCGCATTGAAAAAGAAGCTGCGGTACACGGACAGTCAAAAGCTAATCCGCAACATGTCGAATGATGGCGAGTTTGTATCTGTATCGGCAGACGTGCCAAATAAACACGGCATCACGCCGAGTGCGATCATCTTTGATGAGCTACACGCGCAACCGTCCAGAGAGTTTCACGACGTTATGACTTCGGGCGTATTCGCCGCAAGAGAGCAACCGTTATTGATTTACATCACTACGGCGGGAAATGATCCAGACAGAACGTCGATTTGCTGGGAAATTCGTCAAAGAGCGCTACGAGTGTTGAACGGCGAGAGCAATGAGAACGATTTTTATGCTTGTATTTACGGTTTAGGCGAGGATAGGGACTGGGTAGAGCAAGATTACTGGAAGAATGAAGAAAACTGGTATAAAGCAAACCCATCACTCGGTCAAACGATAAAGATTGAGGATATGAGAGCCGATTTCAACAAAACAATCGGCAATCCAACAAATGAGGAACTGTTCAAGCAGTTTCGACTCAATATCTGGACGGTGCAGCGTAGAACTACGTGGTTGCCGCTGCAAATTTGGGACAAGGGCGATATTGCGTTTGATATTGCCAAGCTCAAAGGGAAAAAGTGCTATGGCGGGTTAGACATCGCGTCTACGATGGATTTATCCGCGTTTGTGCTACTTTTTCCAGAAGCGGGCGACGATAATAGAGATATAGTCCTTCCGTTTTTCTGGATTCCAGAAGAAAACATGTTTGAGCGAATCAAAAACGACCATGTTCCATATGGCGAATGGGTCAAAGAGGGGCTAATTACTGCAACGCCGGGCAATATTATTGACCAAGATTACATCGAAAAGCAGATAATCGCCCTCTCAAAACAGTATCAGATTGAGGAAATCGGGTACGACAGGCACGATACAACGATGCTAGTAACGCATTTATTGAATGCAGGATTGACGATGGTTGGCGTAAATCAGTCGATTGGACAGCTTTCTTCGGCAATTAAGGCAACGGAAATTGCAATTATGGAGGAAAAGCTCCAACACGGCGGGAATAAGATACTTAGATGGAACTTCCGTAACATCGTCGTGTATCGGGATGTCAATGAGAACATCAAGTTAAACAAAGTTGGAGATGCACACCGTATCGACGGTATCGACGCGCTAGTAGACGCGGAACACCGCAAACTTGCGAACTGGAAAACGGGCAAGGGCGTGTACTATGGTGGAATTTCAAGTATTGAGGTTGAATGATGAAAATACCGTTCTTTAATCGGGAAAAACGCTCTGCGGCAAACTATATCTCGCAATGGCTGTATGGGTTAGACGTTTCCGACTTTGAAATCTCCGCTGATGAAGCTGTGCAGATCGCTACGGCGTTCCGTTGCATCGTTCTGCTTGCGGAAAACACCGCGTCTATGCCTCTGCCCGTCTACGAGGACGCACAAGGCGGCAGAATCAAGCGCAGGGACTTGCCCGTATATAACGTTCTAAACCATCAGGCAAACCCGTACGTGACCGCTATGGACTTTCGATCCGCTATGATGTGGCAAGCGTGTCTGTACGGTACGGGGTACGCGGAGATCGTGCGCAGCAAAATGGGCGAACCCGTTGAGTTGTGGATCATTCCGTCTCACCGAGTGCGTCCTGTTGTCGGGATGGATGTCAAGTTTGAGATCACAATGCCCGATAATTCAAAACAGACTTGGGCGCAGGATAGAATCTTTCGTGTAAACTGGATGACAGACACGGGCATCACTGGAATCAGGCCGCTTAATCTATTCAAGAAAGTTTTTGAAATCGCGGTAAACACGGACACTTACGCAAACTCGTATTTTAAGAACGGCGGTGCGCCGAGTGGCGTTTTAGAGCACAACGTAAAAGATCCCGAAATGCAGAAGCAGATGAAAGCTGATTTCAAGTCGGCTTACACTGGCAAGCCGGGGGCGCATCGTTTAATTTTTCTTGAAGAGGGCATGAAGTACATCCCCATATCGATCCCGCCGAATCAAGGGCAGATGATCGAGAGCCGGAAGTTTAACGTTATCGAAGTTTGCCGAATCTTCAACGTGCAACCGCACAAAGTGTTTGAGATGGAAAACACCATCAAGAGCAACATCGAGCAATCTTCGCAGGACTTCATCACGACCACTCTTTTACCGTGGGCGGTCAGATGGCAACAGTCAGTCTATCGTGACTTGATTACGAAAGACCAGAAGAAAAAGCTATACGCCGAGATGATGTTTGATTCCCTGTTGAGGGGTGACATCGAGACAAGATACAAGGCCTACGCGACTGGTAGAATGTGGGGTTGGTTATCCGCTAACGATGTGCGACTGAAAGAAAACGAAAGCACGATTGATGGCGGCGACAACTACCTAACCCCGATGAACATGTTTGATAGTCGGGAGCTGACCAACTACTCCGAGAAACTTGCAGAACCTACGGTTAAAACCGAAAGCAAATCGGAAGTCAGGACAGAAACCAGAGCGTCAAGAGATAAGATACAGCGTAAGCAAGCACAAGCTAGGGCAAAACTCGCAAGCCGCAACCGTCCAGTGTTTGCAAGCGCGGGAGCGCGAATCGCAAAGCGTCAGGCAAACGAAGTCAAGAAAGCGGCGAAGAAGTTTTTGCCAGACGGTCAGACGCGACAGTTTCTCGAATGGGTAGATGACTACTTCGGTAAAGCGCCAGATTGGATTCAGCGTGACATCAAAGCCGAGGCGTTGAGCCTTGCGAACGCAATCAGCGACCTTGCCGCGTCACAGGTTGATGGGGAAACGTTGCCAGATGAAGATGTTCGCACGATGATCGATGATTACTCGTTAAACTTCGGAACGCGCACGGCAGAAAGCAAGAAAGCGCAGTTAAACAAGATCGTCGAAGAAAACATTAACTCGGAAGAGCTGCAAGCGGTAATTGAAGAACGTGCAACCGAGTGGGAAGAAAAAGACGGCGATAAGATATCCGCAAACGAAACTGTTTTCATCGCGTCAATGGTTGCGAGAGCGTTGTTTCGACATAACGGATACACGAAACTGAAATTCATCAACACAAGCGGTAAGTCGTGTCCGTTCTGCTCTCAATTGGACGGTCAGATAGTCGGAATTTCCGAACCACTGATAGCAGAGGGCGAGAGCATCACCGCATCGGACGGTAGCGGCATGAAAATCTATGGTGCGAAAATGCATACGCCAATTCATCAGGGTTGCCAGTGCGACATAGTACCAGAATAAGGAGCTAACATGAAAGAGACTAGAACACTCGATACAAACTTTGAAGTTAGGGAAGATGGAGAGCATCCCGTCATTGAGGGATATGCGTCAACTTACGAAACGTGGTATAACTGCGGTTGGTATCAAGAGCGAATCGCAAAAGGTGCATTTGATAAGTGCGTTACGACGAGCGATGTCAGAGCGTTGATTAATCACGATCCGAATCTGATTATCGGGAGAAACACGGCAAACACACTTATGCTGCGAACCGATGAACATGGGCTTGGATATATTATTGATCCGCCGGATACGTCTTATGCGAAAGACTTGCTTGTCAGTATGAAGCGCAAAGACATTACGCAATCGAGCTTTGCGTTTACGGTTGATCCGAGCGGCGAACAATGGGAAATGGATTCTAACGGGGCGTATAAGCGCACAATCAAAGAGGTTTCGTATCTCTATGATGTTTCTCCCGTGACGTATCCTGCAAACGCTGACACGAACGTCTACGCGAGATCGAAAGACGAGATCGACGCACAGCTCAAAAATCCGGACGTTGATAAAATAATTCGCGCAAGAGCCGAGCAGGAACAGCTCGAAAATGAATTAATGGTTGACGGGATCAGCCTTTAAGAAGATACGGGTTATCTAAACACACACAGAACAAGAGAGGATTTTTCAAAATGAACTACACTGAACAGCTCCGTCAGGCAGTTGCCGAGCGTCGTAAATATCTCGACGCGGGCGATATGGAAAAGTATGAGAGCCTGAAAGTCACTATTGACGAACTCCGCGCAAAGGTCGAAGCGGAAAAGGAACAGAGCGAGATTGAATCCGCTTTCACCGATCCGGCAACCAAGCGCGCGTTCGTTGGAACGCCCGAACCCGAAAAAGCCGAAAAGCGCTTTAGCACGCTTGGCGAACAGCTCACCTCGATCAAGCGGCATCAGGACGGCAACATCGACAATCGGCTTATCGAAGCCCGTGCGTCTGGCATGAATGAAACCATCGGTTCCGAGGGCGGTTTCCTCGTTCAGAGCGACTTCTCTAACGAACTCTGGAAGAGAATGTATGAAACTGGCGCGCTGTACTCCCGTACTCGTCGTGTGGGCGTTAAGGGCGACGGTATCACCATTCCGACCATCGACGAGACTTCCCGCGCGAACGGCTCTCGCTGGGGCGGCGTTCAGGCGTACTGGGCATCCGAAGCTGGCACCGTTGCGGCAAGCAAGCCGAAGTTTGGGCAGCTCGAACTGCGCCTCAAGAAGCTCATGGCGCTCTCCTACGCGACTGACGAACTGCTTGCAGATTCCGCTGCACTCGAAGCAATCGTTGCGGACGCGTTCAATGAGGAAATGGGCTTCAAGGTTGACGATGGCATCTTCAACGGAACCGGTGCGGGTCAGATGCTTGGTATTCTGAACTCCGACGCGCTTGTCACTGTCAACAAAGAAGCGAATCAGGTTGCGGCGACCATTCTCACGGAGAACATCATCAAGATGTGGTCGCGCATGTATGGTAAGAGCCGCGCAAACGCTGTATGGTTCATCAATCAGGACATTGAGCCGCAACTGTTCACCATGAGCCTTGCGGTTGGCACTGGCGGCGTTCCGGTCTACATGCCCGCGAATGGGCTTGCTGGTTCCCCGTACGGCACTCTCATGGGTCGTCCTGTTATCCCCGTGGAACAGTGCGCGACGCTTGGCACGGTTGGCGATATCATGCTTGTTGACCTTAGCCAGTATATGACCATCGACAAGGGCGGCGTTAAGGGCGACAGCTCCATGCATGTTCGTTTCCTGTATGATGAGATGGCGTATCGGTTCATTACCCGCATTGACGGTCAGCCGCTTTGGAAGTCGGCTCTCACGCCGTTCAAGGGCAGCAACACGCAGTCGCCGTTTGTGGCGCTGCAAACCCGATAAGGGAGGAAGTAGAAAATGAAGCATCTCATTGAGAACTATAAACTGGTGCAGCTTTCTGCGCCTGTCACCTCCAACGGTGGTTTCACTTCGGACTACGTTTCGCTGAAAAACTGCAACATGGCGTATGTCGTTGTGAACGCTAATCAGGCGGTTGGTCATGCAACGGCGTTTGAAGTGTATCAGGCGACGTCGGTTGCGGCTGGTGGTGCAAAAGCGATTGCGAACGCTGTTCCGATTTGGAGCAACGCGGACGTTGCGGCAACTGATACGTTGGTTGCGCAGACTGCGGCGGTTTCTTTCACGGTTGCGGCTGATGTGAAGAAAAAGCAGTTCGTTTTCCAGATCGATCCGTCGCTGCTCGACGTTGCAAACGGTTTCGACTGTATTGCAATCGTTGTGGCAAACAGCGGTCAGGCGACAAACTTTGTCTCCATCGACGCATGGCTTGACGCGCGGTATCAGGGCAATCAGCCTCCCGCCGCGATCACTGACTAATTAGGACAACTGCGGGGAGGGTCACTCCTCCCCGCGTAGCGGAACCACCGCTATGAACTGAAAGGAGTATGGAATGCCTCTTACGAAGATTAAATCCAAATGGGAATCTGACGGCAGCTTGAGTTTCAGCGATGGAACGAACGAGCTTGCTAAATTTGACGCTACTACGGGAAAACTTGTGGCGGCATCTGGTGTTACTGGTAATGTTACGGGCAACGTAACGGGCGCGGTTCTGACATCTGGCGGTGACGGCGTTGTGTATGCAACTGCACCGCTTACGCGGGTTGCAGCGGCAACCGCACAGGCAACGGCGATTGTTGTTCCTGCTGGCTCTGTGATTGAAGCGGTTTACATCGACGTTGCAACGCAAGAAGCAACGGGCGCGAATAAGACTGTTGATATCGGCATCTCTGGCGGCGATGAGGACGGTTTCCTCGACGGCGTGTCCGTTGCTGCGGCTGGTACTATCAAGGGAACGCTCGTTAACACGGGGCAGACGCTTGGCTCTCTCTTGTCTGTTGACGAGAGCGGCGCGGGTGTGCTCGTGCCGGAACCGTACGTATGTGCGGCGGCAACGACTATCTGTTACACGCTCAAGAGCAACGACTTTGCAGAGCTTGTGGGACGTGTCGTGGTCAAGTATAGCAAGATCGGCTAAACGAAATAAGGGGAGAGCAATCTCCCCTTTGGGGGAACTATGAGAATCAGATTAATTCAAGCCGTTGACGATCCCGAAATTAAACGGGGAAACGGCGAAGTGCTAGAGGTTGAGGATGTCAAGGCAAACGCTCTAATCAGGGCGGGAATTGCAATTCCGCATATCGAGACAACGACATTAGAAATTCCGCGAACTCATTACAAGGGAAAAGGCAAAATCGAAACGCCGGAGGGATGATAAGTGGCTATAAGAGTTATTGCGAGTGCGCGCGCGCTGGTCACGCTTACAGAAGCAGAAGTATCTATATCCGGCTCTGACATCGCGATAACGACAAGTGACCAGATGAAGGACAATATCCAGCGCACGATTAACTATGTCTCCGAACTGTTTGAAACTAGACTAGGACGCAAGTTAATCAAGAAGAACATCACTGAGTATTGGAACGGTGGATTTAATCACAAGTTCACAAAATACTCTCCTGTTTGGGCATACAAGACGAGCGGAAACAAGGTTCTGATTCACGACAACGAATACGACTTTGTAACGGGTGACATTGAATTCACGGTCACGAACATGGACGATAACACGGTTTTGTCAACGGATGATTACGGCATCGATCCAGACACGGGCGAGTTTATGTGTGATTACACGCTTGCATTCGATTATCGTCTGTGGAAGGTGCAATACACAACTGGTTACTGGGTAAGTTCCGCGACTGTTTCCGAACTCTGGAAAGAGCAAGCACTGACCGCAATTCGCTATCTGTACGACAAAAACATCAGCGTGTTTTCGCGCGAGGGAGAATCAATCCCGAACTATCCGAAGAATCTCCCGCACAGCGTCGAACAATTTCTGAACGAGCAAAGGTGCGTGAGAGCGTGAGCGTAACGTACAAGTGGCAACCAGCCGACTACGAAAAGCGGATGGAACGTCACTGGAAACACCTCAAAGAGCCTGTTGGCGATGTTATGAAGCAAGGCATGCAAATGACGGCTAACGAGGCGGCGGGTAACATGAAGAACTACATGGGCACAGGACGCGCTAGCGTGGCGCAGGGCGGCTCACACTCGCTAACACAGCAATACGGTTCAACGGGTTTCAAAGTCGGCTCTTATTCGATCTCCGCAAACATAATGGAGTTTGGACGCGCTCCGAACAAACGAATGCCGCCGCCAGATTCAATCGCTTCATGGTTAGGGTCGAGCGATGACGCATTTGTTATTGCAAGGGCTATTGGAAAATCGGGCATCAAGAAAACGCAACCGATTCTGAAAGCAAAGCAGACAATGTTTGACAAAGTGAATGACATGGTAGCGGCGGCGATGGAGAAAGTACTAGATAGATTGGGGTTGAAGTGAATGGCGCAGACGGTAAGCACTGGAACAAAGGGAATCGCGGAGGCCATACTGACGCGCCTTACCGCGCTAACTGGAATCGCGTCTGGTTACGACTATCCGATTCGCGACATTCGATCCGCTCTCCCGTGCGTCGTGGTTTTCTACAATGGCGACAGGAACGAGCCAAATACCAATCACACATTCATGACCGAGTACACCTACAAAGCGATGATATACAAAAGTGTGTATGATGGCGGAGCGACAATGTGGGATGCCGTGCAGGACTTGAGGGATTTGGTCGTTGACAGCATACATTCAGACCGAAGTTTAGGCGGGCGAACGCTTGAGATGTTTGTAACAACTGCTTCACCGTTTATAGACGATCAGGAGCGGTGCGGCGTTGAGTTCACACTACAAATAATGAGATATGAGGAGTACATCTAAATGGCTAGGTACAACAAAAACGCGGGCTACATTGGAGCCGGAATCCAACAGGCGAAAGGTACGGCGGTTGTGCCTGAGCTGTTTATTGCCGCAACCGACGCAACCACGCTCACGCCGACGATGGAATTTGACCAGCAGAACGAGCTAGGAGACGGAATCTATCCCGGTCACACCGTAAAAACGCTTCACAAGATGGACGGTTCGTTCAACGCGAACGCAAAAGCAGACTTGATTACGTTCCTGTTTGATGCGTTCTTTGGTTCGGACACGATCAGCGGCGCGGCGGCACCGTACACGCATGTTATTATCCCGAACGCGACACCTGCCAACGTTCCGTGGATTACATTAATTCGTGACGTTGCGGGGCAGATCAAAGAGGAATTCACCGATTGCCGCATCAAAGAGTTGACGGTAGCGGGCGAAAAGGGGAATCGGATCACGGTTGCGGTATCCGTAATTGGACTGACGAGCAAGCCTGCGACTTTCACCTATTCCCCGACCTATGAAACCATCAACAACATGTTCATGTTCTATGATGGAACATACACCAAAGACGGCACGGCAATCGGCACGATTAGCGCGTTCTCGATCACGTTTAGAGCGGACGTTGTGGAAGATGACCAGACAACGGGAATTGAACTCGCAGACGCGCCTGTTATCGGGTTTACGATTGAAACCACGTTCACGCTTGACGTAGACGCAACGAACCAAGCCGAATACGATCTTGTATACTACGCTGGTGGCGCTGCTGCAACGGCGTTGGACGATGGCACGATGACGCTGCTGTTTGACAACGGGCTGGCAACTACGGACGAGCGCGAGTTAAAGATTGAGCTGCACAAACTGATTTATACTGCGCAACCGCTTGAAACCGACGCATCGAGCAAAGAGCAATTGCAGTATGAAGTGACCGCGCATTGTGAGAAGCATTCCTCGAACGGGCTTGCGACGATCACCACGAAGTCGGGCAGATTGACGGGGCCAGCGGCAACACGGGCAACGGGTACGCTGACATTCATGGGCGTTTCGGCGGATACGCAGCTTGTTACGATTAACTCGCGCGTGTATGAATTCACGACAGACGGCGTTCTTGAGGCTGGATCACACGTTGCGGTTGACATCTCTGGTGGCGCTACCGCTGATCTGAGCGTTACCGGGCTTGCAGCGGCTATCAATGCGGATGCTTCGGCATCGGTTACGGCAATTGCAAACACTACCGCTGATACGGTTGTGGTGCTGGCAAAGGTTCCCGGTGTTGTTGGCAACGCTTACAACTCGACTACGACTTGCGCGAACGCGTCTTGGGGCGCGGCAACTCTCGCGGGTGGAACGAACAACGGTTAAGGAGAATTATGAATAAGATCAATCTTGACGCAGCGGCGATTGGTGATGTTGAAGTGGTTATCGGCGGGGAATCGTATATTGTCCCCGCTGACCTTGACATGGACGAAACCATCAAGCTAATGGAGCTTTCCGAACAAGCTCAAAACGGAGATATGAAATCGAGCCTTGAA